CACCTGTACCTTGAGAAATAGTTGGTGCTAATGCTGAAGCTGCATCTTTAACTCCACCTAAACTCATTAATTTTTCTGGATTAGATCCAAGATTTGCTAAAGTTTCTCTACCACTTGTTATATAATCAGATGCTGCTGCTATACCTTCTCTACCTATATTTTCTGCACCCTGCATAAATCCTACGTTATCTGTGTAAGGAACTTCTATAGAACCAAATTTATCAACTCCTGTACCCATTCCTCTTTCAATACCACCTCTCATCGAATCTGCTACTCTATCAGAACCCAACGCTCCAAGTCCACCAGCTAGTGCTACAGACAATGCATTGATGTCACTAATATCTTCTATAGGAGTTTCATCGGCTCCAATTTGTCCAGCAATATTCATACCTCCTGCTGCCAGTGCTCTATATAAAGGTCCCATTGTACCTGGTAACATAAGTGTACCAATACCAGCGGCATAAGGAGCCATAAATCTTAATTCGTTTGGTAAAAATTTATCACTAATTTTAGAAACGCCTTTAACAATAGGGTTTAAAATTTTCTTTGTTGCTTTTTTACGTGCTCTATTTATTTTTGATAATACGCCCATAGTTTCTCTTTATAATATTAATGTTAAAGCAAGTGCGCAAAACTTGTATGTATGCGAATATCACACAATTTACTAGGTTTTTATACATTCGTCAATCGCTGATGTTAAAGTCAGCTCCTATTTTTACTTCTTCTACAGTGACATTTACGTCTCTTCGTATGTGTTCAGATTTAGTAGCTGTATTAGGATTTTGTACATCCTGCATAGCTTCTGCGTCTGACATATACTCTTGACCTGTTTCTGTATTAGTTAGAGTTACCTCTGTTTTAGGTGTAATTACTGGTACTCTTTGACCATTAATTGTTTCATACCTAACAGAAGCTTCTGTTTCTATAAACGGCATTATCTGTCCTCTCTGTTAATTTCTAATATAGATGCAATAACATCTACATTACCACTAGTTGCTTGTACCTTTAATATCTCACTTTCTAACATAATTAAAGGCTCACTTAAAACTTGTTCTTTTTCATTAGCACTTAAACTAATATTATTATCTATTACAAATGCTGTACCTGCTGCGTTAGTTAATGTAGCTTTAACCACGGCTGCACCAGCATTATCTTCTACTACTAGTAAAGATTTTACAATAGCTCTTGAGTTTGATGGTACTGTATACAAAGTTGTATTGTCAGTATTAGTTAAACTTACTTTATCATTTTTATATATATTTGCCATTTATCCTAATCCGAACCACGTATATCTTTCCGAATCCTCTTTAAGTTGTGTTAAGTATGTAGAGTTTAACTGTTCTATAATTGTATTTAATGCTCTGTTAATTTGTCTTTGATTGTCTTCACTGTATTCTTTTTTAGGTTCTGGTAATCTTACTACAACTTTAGTCATTAACCTCTCCTTCCATCTGGTTGTATGTCAACTTGAAACGTACCAAATCTCCACGATTCACCTACACCTGTATTTTCTATTTTTATATTTGCATATCTACCTCTAGCCCTAGTGTCAACTTTTAAAGTTGATGATGTAATTGTAAAAGGACTTAATGTAGTTTCTGCATCATCTTGTGCAGGAAAATCTTTTATAGATAAAGTTACTTGGTTGTTACCTGTTAATACTTTAAAGTTTGGTAAAAATCTTCTCATAGCTAAAAATACTTCTGCTTGATCTGGTTGTAATGAAAAACTAAATGATTGTATAAAAGATGTTAATGCAGTTACACTACCATCTGGATTAACTTGATCGGTCCCCGACTCGTGTTCAAACAATACACTTCTACCCAAACCTGTTTCACCTATAACTGCAGGAAAAGAACCTGTAGCTGAACTGCTGTATGCTGTAGCATATGGTTTAGGATATACTAATGAATCAATCCAAGTTGTTCTAATTGAATTAGTGTTGGTTCCTGTATACCAATTACCCATAGGTAATTGTGCATTGTTTTGTCCGTAGTTGTAAACTACATATCTATTATTAAAATCAGATCCAGCTGTTGGATACCACCAAGTTACTTCTGTAAATAGGTTATTAATACCGGCACAAACTTGTTGACCTTTTGTTGTATCAACATCATCATAAATATAATCTTCAACACTACAAGGTAAAGTATTTACTGTACCATCAAAAGAAAAGAAACCATTATTACCCATCCAGTATGCAACACCATCAATTTCAATAGCTGCATTCTTACCAATCAATCCACAGTTAGTACCAACTTGTTCGAATCCAAATGTAAATGGTGCACCGACAAATTTCATTGTGTACAATGCGTTATCGGTCCATACTAGAATATTTTCTTTTGCAACCAAAGCTCCTACAATTTTTGTACCGTCTTGTATTCTCTGTGTACCTGCTGTGTTAGTTGCTTCTGGTGTATATCCATTTATATTTTCATCTTCAGAAAATCTTATAAACATATCGTCTTGTGTAGTTGGACTTCCAATAGTTGTTTCTGTTCCAAAATGAATTAAGTGACGTGTTGTTGGTGAAATAAGTGTAACTCTAGTGGCTGTTGGATTGTTTGTAGTTTGAAATCCTGATGTAGTTGTAGAAGCTCTTGTAGATAATCTTGCTGCAATAGAAGAATCCCAAGTAAAAGTTTTACCATTAGCAATCGTTGCAACTAATACATCACCAAAATTACTTAATGACCAAAGTCCTGGTTCAAGAGTAACTGTAGCTGCATCAACAGCATCTCCCCATCCTGAAAATTCTGTAGCGTTTGTGACTGTATCACTTGATGAATGAGCTTGACCATTTGATGTACCAGTGGTTGCTGTACCTTTTGCACCTCTAGTAATACCTAAAAATTGTGTAGCACTTTTTGATGTGTATGTAATTAATTCGTTAGCTATTGCGATAGTTCCTGAAGTAGGAAATCCTGTTGTGCTAACAACTGTAACCGCGGTCCCCGATCCACCTGTACCTGCTGTGTCTGCAAGAAGTGCACCATTTAAAGTTGTTGTTTGTGCACCTTGAACTGTACCACCGTATTGACTAATACCAAAACCATAACCATAAGTTTGTGCAGCAGGACCTACTCTTTCATAAGGTTTTATATCTACACTACCACCAGACGCTGCAGAACCTGAACTTGTAAAAGTTATAGTAAAAGTGTTTGCTGTAGGAGTTGTTACGACTTGAAATAGTTTATCTTCAAAATCTGATGCACTTAATCCTGTACCACCTGGTAAAGTTACACTGTCAAATAAAACAATGTCACCATCTTCTAAATTGTGTGCAGCTGATGTTGTAATTGTAATTGTTGTAGAGCCATTAAAAGTAAATGTAGCTGCTGAAATAGTAGTTGCTAAAGGAGTTACATCAAAAAATTGACCTTCAAAATATACGATTAAAAATTTATCTGTACCGATTGCAACATATCTATTACCATCTTGGTCAACAAATGCGTGTTGTTTTCTAGCAACACCTACTAATGTATCTGTAAGTAATGATTGCCAACCACCAACTTTTTCTGGTAGTCCATATCTAAATCTAACATTGTCTGAATCAACCCAACGACCTTCTGCTCCAACTGCTGTATCTTGTTTGTCGATTCCAGGAGCAAACTTAATTTTCGTAAGCATTAATTACTCCTATTGATTTGTTGATTTATATAGCCAACCTTTTGTGGCATTAGCATAAATAAGAGTTACACATTGATTATTAGTAGCAAGAGTATCGTTAGCAGCGGCACCTTCTATATTAGAACCACCTCTATCTACAATACAATTGTTTGTTGCAAAACCATTTGATGCTGATCCATCCATAATTGTCACTTCATCACCAACTGCAGGTGAACTTGGTAATGTAATTGTAACTGGGTTAGCAACTGTATCTACTACGATTTGATCACCAGCTACTGCTGTGTATGTAGTTTTACTTGCTGCAGTTACAGACGTCATTCCTTTTTGTAACATACCTAATGTTGTTGCCGGTACGCTACCTCTAGAATAAATTAAAGCTGTTGCACCTTCTGGAAGAGGAACTTGAGTTCCTGCACTTTGACCTGTAGTTAATAGTGTTACTGTGTAGCTGTCTCCAGCTCCACCTCTAGTAGTTCCATCTTCTACAAAAAATACTCTGTTTGCATTACCACCTGTTGTTGATGCAGGCATCGCTAAACTAGCATTACCAGATAAAGTACCTGTAACTTTTATGTAAAGGTTTTTACCATTTGCAGTTGCTGAACCATCTGATAAATCTAATGTAGTAGTACCAGAACTTAAAGTTACTTCTACATAACCTGAAACTGCTTGTTGTAATAATTGTAAATTAGTATTTGTAATTGCACCCCATAGACCAGCTTTTTCACCTGTTGCTACGAGTTCTAATGATAAATCTGTTGAATAACTTGATGCCATAATTTTAGTACGGTTTGATTGGTGTCCAAACCATTGTCGCTCCTGGTATTATATCGTTCCACGTAATAACTCCTGGCTCTACTGTATCTAAAGCAAGAGATACCTTGTCAGGATTTATATTTGCCGCTCCTGTTACTGTAACATTTCCTGTTGCTAACGTCAACGCGTTTCCTGTAGGTGAAACATTAGCATCTGCAGTAACTGTAATTGTCCCTAAACCTAGTGCTACTTGTGATCCTGTAACACTTACATTAGCTTTACCACTAATAGTTAAAGTTCCTAAACCAAGAGTAACTTGATTTGGATCTGGATCCTCTACAATAGAATCTGCAATAATTCCTATACTACCAATTGTAATAGTAAGTGCATTTCCTGTTACTTGAACATTTACTGCACCAATGTTTGTTGATGTAGCGAACGGTAATGTTGATATTGCGTCAAATCCTAAACTCATAAATAATCCTTAAAAGGAGACAGGGGGTATGTGGTGGTGCCCTGCCTCCATCTAAAGATTATATCATCGTTTAAACCAAGAAGGAAGACCTAAATGTGGACGTTTATCAAACATATTTTTCTTTGCTC